TTACTGAAGAATGCTACTTATCACATTCACAGCGTCTGTTTTTTGTTCCTTATAGACACCTGCGTAAACGTCTAAAGTCATACTAATATTTGTATGACCTAATAGTTCTGATACTGTTTTGAAGTCTTTTCCTTGGCTAATAAGAATCGTTGCAAACGTATGCCTTAAAGCGTGTGGGCTTAATTGAGGCAATCCACTTCTTTTGCAAATACATTTTACCCAATAATTAGGAGAAGACATTTCTATAAAACTATTTTTACGATTAGAAAAAACAAGCTGCTCTTTATCCATTGTATTGAACCCGTATAGCAACATTTCTTCTCGTTGAATTTTACGCCAATGTTTTAATATAGCGATTGTTTCATTATTTAAAGGTATATCACGCTTAGAATTTTTGTTTTTAGGCTCTTCCAAGTATGGGCGATTATTCTCGCCTTTAGCTAATGTTTGGCGTATCTTAAGTGTTTGGCTGGAAAAGTCAACATGCCTCCATTGTAGACCCAATAATTCCCCTTGCCTTGCGCCTGTGTTAGCCATTAAATAAAAGAAACTATATTTCTTTGTGCTTTCATGTTCTTTTGCATAACTTAAAAAGGTATTTAGTTGCTCTTGTGTAAAATATTTGATTTTTGATTTCTCAAAATTTTCTTTTCTACGTGGCATAAAAATCCGCTTGACTGGGTTTTTATCTACAATGCCTTGTTTGATCGCAAACTTAAATATACGTGATATATTGAAAATAAATGTTTTGAATTGGGTATGTGTTTCGCTTTTTTCGTTAGCAAACTTTTGAACTTCAGTTATGGTTATTTTTCCAAGTGGTTTATTGCCAAATACAGGCAAAATATGGTTTCTGAAATCACGCTGTAAAATCATAAGAGTTGATTCTTTAACCGTCATTTTATAACTTTCTAACCATAATTCATAAACGTCTTTGAAAGTATCGCCAGTGTTTTCTTTTTTAAAACCGTTCTTATCAATTTCTACTAATTTGCGATTAAGAAATAATTGTGCTTCTTTCTTGCTGTTAAATCCTCTTTTTTCAACGTTAACTTGTTTCCCTGTGTTGGGATCAATTCCTAAATATCCTGAAACTTTCCAAGCAGTTTGACCGCTCTTTTTCGTGTATTTTGTATATGTTGCCATTTATTTTCCCTCCGTGTTACTACACTGGGGCGTGTTTGGGGGAGGGGAGGGTTAAGAATTAAGTAACTCTAAAATTTCTTTATATAGGTTGTTTAAATCTGAATCAGGGTTATTTTTTATTTTTTTATTCAAATCTTGCAAAAACACTGTTAAAAAATCTCGTGTTTGCTCTCCTAATTGGGGATTATTTTTATCGTTAGCTTTTAAAGTTTCAAGATTTCTAAAAAGATTATTAATTGCCCAAACATCTAATGTTTCATAGTCGTTAAAATTTTCTAGAAAGTTTCTCGTATAGCTAATTACACTCTCTATTCTTTCTCTTTCTTCAAGGGTACGACTTTCCATTAGGGGAATCTTTTCCCCGGCTTTTTCCATATCGCTAAGCGTTTTTTTGCCCTCCAGTAGGTAAAGAGTTGAAACATTCCCAAGTTCACCAATTCGCTTTAATCTATTATTGTTAGGAAGGTTTTTCCCTGTTTCCCAGTTGCTAACAGTTCCGCTTTTCGCCTTACCATCTATTCTATTGGCAAATTCTTCCATTGATAAACCTAACTTTTTTCTAATTTCTCTAATTCTGTTGCCAATTTCAGTAGAATTATATCCGTTCATAACGTCCTCCTCTTGTTTATTTTCTTTATTGTAGCATTTGTTACAAAGAAATTCAAAGTTTTTCTTGTATTTTTTTAAACCGTATGTTAGTGTATATATGTACTAAGAAATACAAAGAAAAAAGAGGTGGTATAAATGAAGAACAAAATTGCAGGATATCGAAAAATGCTAGGTTACACTCAAACAGATATGGCCGAAGAATTCGACATTTCTAAACAATCTTATTATTTAAAAGAAAATGGGAAAATTCCGTTTACGGATAACGAAAAAAGAAAGTTCAAAGAGATGTTAGCTACTATATTTTCAAACATTACTATTGATGAGATTTTTTTTACTTAATTTACTAAGAAATACAAAGATTATAAGGAGGTGAAATAAATGCAATTACAAATTGATTCTATCGACTTGAAGGAGCCAGCTTTCGGGCCAATTGTTTTAGAGATTGCTAAGGCGATTGAAGAAGCTAAAGAATTGTCTAAAACAAGAACAGAGTTACCAAGATATATGAATAAACAGCAGGCGGCTCAATATTTAAATGTTAGTTATAATTCTATGGTGTCTAATTACATTCGTAAAAATGGGTTGAAAGTCATCATTGTAGACGGAGTCCAAAGAATAGATAAAAAAGATTGTGACGAACTAATGGAAAAATTAAAACAATAATCTTACTACGCTGGGGCGTGCTGGGGGATTAGGAATAATCAAAAAAAGGGGGTGAAAAATTGATGAATAATGAAACGTCAAAAGGTAAACAAATTTGGGGGCCAGTTGATTTTTCTACTTTCGAAGAGCGTCTTTTAGCAGAATATCGTTATTTATATGCAGAAATAGAATCCCATGTAGATGAACGACCTCCCGAAGAAGTGCAACATCGATATAAGGTTATATCGAAGATGGAAGAGTTGTTAGACCTGTTGGAATGAAGACAAAGAAAAAGCCTTTTGCTAAGTGTTAGCGCACTACAAAAGGCAAGGCAAAATAAGATGGTATAAAAACCCATTTATGTACTCATTATACCATCTTTTGAGCCTGATATCAAAGCTTTTTAGGAGGGGAAATAATGGATACAAAAGCAAAAGAAATCGAAAAAGATTTAGATCGTTTAGAACAACTACTAATTGAATTAGAAAAAAAAGATCATTTACATGGAAGAGGTAAAGAATGAAATTTAAAACGAGAAGACGATTGTTTTTAATCGGATTAGCGGCGCTGGTTTCTCCTTTGCCGCTTCTCCCAAAACTATTAATTGTCACGCCTATTGTTCAGTTGTTACTTATGGATTTTGACGAATGGCAGGCTACACAGAGAATAAAATTGGAGGTTGAAAACAATGATGACAAATAAAGAAATAGAAATGTATGCACAGTTAGGAATAGATGAACTACAAGAATTATTAAATCAAGAACATTTAAGTGATGATGAAATCTATAAGAAATTATGCACGGTGGAAGACTTTATCGAAGGCGTGAAATGTGAAATGGATTTAAAAGATCCAATAAATATCAAAGACGCGAATATCGTACGAGTTGATGGAAATGCCTACCATAGGTTTATTCAGTCAGTAGAACACAAGCTGGATAATTTGGATCTAGATAAACAAGCGATCGATTCATTGCGTAGGCTGCTACCAAATAATGGTTTTAAGATCATTCTAGGCGATAAAAAAAGAGATGAGCATGATGGTTAATAACTTATCAAAAGCTTTAGAACTTCAAGCACAAGGCCTTTCTATCTATCCACTGGCTACAAATGCTAATGTACCGTTAAAAGGTTCTAACGGCTTTAACGACGCCACGAATGATATTAATCGGATAAAACAGTGGTGGGGGAATGATTCAACTAGGAATATTGGATTAATGCTTCAACGCCATAATTGGGTGGTCATTGATATAGACAATCACAAGGAAGATGTAAACGGGTGGGAAAATTTTATAAAGTTGAAACGCCCATTGTCGCCCACATATACCGAAAAAACGCCTAGAAATGGTTTACACTTCTTTTATAAGATTCCTGAGGGTGTAGAAATCCAATCCGAACAGAATGCTTTTAGTGAAGCATTGGGGATTAAAGAAACGGGCATAGATATTGTTACACTAGGCGTACCAATTGCCCCCACAGTGACCAATAACGGCGCTTATGAGGCAATGGACGGCAAGGGTTTTGCAGATATAAGGGAGTTGCCCGATTGGGTTGCTCCTTTGCTGAAAAAAAGAGAACGAGCAGAGGCGAATTATAGACCTGTTAGAAAAACCAATGTGGGGGAATGGTTAGACTTTGTTTTCCAAGGTGTCCCCGAAGGGAATAGAGATTCTAAAATGACAAGTTTTTGCGGTTGGCTTCTCTATCATGGCGTCGATAACGATACATTTAAAAGCCTTGTGTATATGGCAAATAAAAATAGTGATCCACCCATGAATGACAAGCAGATAGTTAAAATTATGCGGTCGATGGTTAAAAAGGACGTTAGGAGGTGAGCATTATAGTAAATGAATCAAATTTTTCAAATATTTTTTCCGATTTTCCAGAGTTTGAAGAGCGAGAAAGTAACTTAGTTGAATTAAAAGCTTGGAAAAAGAAACTTATTCGTAACCAAGATGAGGAGATAAAAGCAAAAAGTCTAGTCAATGCTGAACTTATCCTCTCGAATGATAGTAATTTAAAAAATACTATTGGTTACAACGATTTTGACGGTTCAATCTATCTTATGAATAACTCTCCTTGGATCAATCGAAAGGCTGGAAGGTGGGAAGATAGCTTTGAAGACGCTTTGCGCTCTTATATTGAAGAAAATTATCGTGTACTTTTTGAGTCGAGCCTCCTTCATAGCGCAGTTATTAATATAGCTAAGAAAAATGTATTTAATCCAGTAAAAGAACGTATTGAAAAAGTAAATTGGGACGGAGAACCACGAATTGAAAACTTCTTCATTGATCTCTTAGGTGCTGATAATAATGAATATGTAAAAGAAGTCACTAAACGTTGGATTGTAGGTAGTGTGGCGCGAATATACCAGCCAGGAGTAAAGTTTGAAATTGTTCCTATGCTAGAAGGAAAACAAGGCATTGGGAAAAGCACAGCACCAAGATTACTATATGGAGATGAATATTTTTCAGATAGTTTAGAGAGTTTAGGGCAAAAGAAAGATGATTACATGCAACTCCAAGGAAATGTAATTATGGAAATTGCTGAACTAACTTCAATGAAAAAAACTGAACTTACAAAAGTAAAAAGTTTTATTAGTGCAATATATGATGATTTCCGCCCACCGTATGGCCGTAACTCTATAAAATGGCCAAGAAGGTGTGTCTTCATCGGAACAACCAATGATAGTGAATATTTGAAAGATATAACAGGAGAACGACGATTTTATCCTATTCCATGTAAGAACGAACCAGTAAAAAACATATTTAAAGTGGGAGAAGATTATTTTCTACAAGTTTTAGCAGAAGCAAAAATGTTATATGACAATAAGCAAATGATTCATTTTGATTCTGTGAATGATGAAGAAATTTTGAAAGTTGCTGCAGAATATCAAGAACATGCGAAAAATGAAGATCCAGTTAAAGAACAGATAGAAACATATTTAAGTATTGAAATACCTGATACTTGGGATAAAGCTTCTAACAGTCTGAAATATCGATACTTTTCAGACTATCCATGCTCAAAAGACACAGATTATATTATGGAAAAATTTGAACCTTTTAAACGCTTTATAAAAATGGAAAAAGTCCAAACTTCTGAAATTATGGAGGTTGTCTTCAATAAGTCAAAAGATGAATACCTCAGAGGTCGGACAGATTCAGAAGCCAAGAAGATTGCGTTAACTGTTGGCAACATGGAAGGTTGGGAGAAAGACAAAGTAACAATATCTGGCCAAAGGTTAAATGGGTATAAAAACAAAAACAATGAAAAAGAGAATCGCAAGAATTAAGGAGAAATTCATGAAGATTTGATCTAAAAAGTGTCCAGGTGTCTGGGTTTGTCCAGGTTAACACAATCAACCCGGACACTTTCTACACTTACAGCCTCAAGAGGTACAGCTATTTCTGTCCGGGTGTCTAGGTAAAATTGGTAAAAACTTCTGTGTAAGTATATATATACAGTGTGTGAGAAAAGTCTTTGGTCATTTTGCTGGTCACCCGGACAAAATGTGCCAAAAGCTTAGAGCCTCAAGGAGTTGTGCCTGTCCAGGTGCTAGACACATGGAAGACAGCTATTTCAATTTTGGACACTAACTAAAAAAGGAGCGAATCAATATGAGAATGGTAAAAGTAATGCGGGATAAAACACCTTATGGCATTCAAGAGAAAGTAAACAAATGGGCAAAAGAATATGATATGCACTTGGCAAATGTAACAATACAGTATTTTCGAACTAATGATTTCATGGCTACGATCTTATATGAGGAAAATAATTCAAGTGAAGAGATCTTAGACGAGTTGAAAAACATATCATGCAAGCTAGACGACATAAAAGGTGGTATACCCGTGTACGAGCAGTAAAGGAGTGAAATAAAATGATAAAGGATTATTTAAATGAAGTATGGGAGAACATTTTTTGGAATGGTATGGAGATCGTCTTGTATGAAGATGGTGACCATTGGACAAGACAAGTAGGCAGTTACGGAACAGACGAGCAGGGCATTGTTTATAAGTTGCCACTGAGTGAATCTTATTGGTGCGATTCGTATTTCGTTACTGTTAATGAAGATGGTGACCTAGTGAAAGATGAGAGCATGAAAGAGGATTTTATAGAAGACATGACAAGGCAAATCAAGGAGGGTTACTAATATGAAATGGCATTCTACCACAGAATATCCTTTTTATTTGGCTGGTGAAGATGAAGACAGAGAGTTACGTAAAGCAGCTTATAAGTATTTTATTAATCATATGGGGTTTGATAAGTGGACCTACTATGAGCCCGTCAAAGACCTATCTAAGCTATTACATGGGGATAGGAGTTATAACGCTGGTCGTGCCCCTAAAGCCTCTGGTGTGTCCTACTATCCATGGCTAGACCATGCTAGGTACTTCAGGGATACCCATAGAAAAAATACTGTACTGGTGACACAACCATATCCATATGGCAATAGCCTTGTCACTACGAAAGGTTTAAACATGGAAGACTTAACAACATTGAAGATGTACAGCAAAGCCTTTAGTTTTTATTGGCCAGAAACAACTGAGATTCATTTAATCACGAGCAAGGAAGCAGCAAAGCTTTATGAGATTATCATTACACAAATACACGAAGAGTTGTTCCGTGCGTTCTGTGTGGAAGCTGTGAGGCAATTAGATGAAGCCTAAACGATTATGCAATCATGCTGGATGTAATGCATTGGTTGACTATAACCAAACATATTGTAGTAAGCATGAACCAGAAGCAAAGAAGAATCTTTATGACAATTACGAAAACAGAAAAAAGATTGGTGGTAAATACTTTTGGTTTTATAAAAGTAAAGCGTGGAAGAATCTTTCTAACCAGTATCGTTTGAAACAACCTTTATGCGAAGCTTGCTTACAAGAAGGGGTAATTAAAGCTGGAAATGTGCGTGACCATATAATGCCTATACGTGAAGATTGGTCGAAACGGTTAGATGAATCAAATATTCAAAACCTGTGTCACTACCATCATAATGTAAAGACTAGACAAGAAAGAATGAAATCAAAGTAATTTTCTGTACTATAACAGATTAAAAATCTGTACTAGTAGCTGAAGAAAAATTCAAAAAATTTATTTTCGAAAAATAAAAATTAAAAAAATAAAATAACAAATGGGGGCGCTTGTCTTTCGGCAAAAAAACGAGCCGCATCTCATTTGTTTACAAAAACCCGATTTAAAAAGGCTTTATATCAACGTTTTATGTGATGATTACGTTATATAAGGTCTTTTTTTATATGGTTAAATAACTATCATCAAAGTGTGTTTACTATTGTAATCTATATGTTTATCTGTTATAATACAGGTGTAGCTGATATAGTACAGACAACCAAATAAAGGCTTTCGATACTGAGCGCCCGTGAATCTGAATCGAACACGAACACACGACCAGCGCAACAGCCTATATAAACTAAAAAAAGGAGGGAAGAACGTGGCAAATATCAATTTACTAAAAGATGATAAACAAAAATCCAGTAATGAGGATAATGCCCAACGGCAAGACGCTTTGAAAGAGCTGTTCAATTATGAAGACTTTTCAATGACCGACCCCCCTGCTTATTTTCCGCAAGCTGCTAAAGCTGAATGGAAAAGATTGCTTCCTATTTTAAAAAAAGATTTTCCTATGAGTGAAACCGACTATGGCAATTTTGTAGCTTATTGTTTGGCTTTTGCTCGAATAAAACAAAGTGAACACGAAATAAAGAAATATGGTACATTTCAAAATAATAAAGATGGCAGTAAGCGAGAAAACCCAGCTGTACGGACACAATCACGAGCTATGCACGATTTAAAGGCAGCGTCTACGGCTTTAGGTATGACAATGATAGAACGCCAGAAAATGGCTTTAAACAAGGCTAAGGCTGAGCCTGAAAGTGATCCATTCGCTGAGTTGATGAATGATGAATGAATACATTGAAAAAGTGCTGGCGGGTGAAATTGAAGCACCTGAAAAGATTATAAACGCTTGCCAACGCCATATAAATGATTTAGAACGCAGCAAGTCCGAAGATTTTCCTTATATCTTTGATGAAAAACAAGCAAGTAAGGCTATTCAATTTATGGAATTGTTACCCAGTACAGATGGCCAAGCAATTCAAATGCTAGGCTTTCAGAAATTTATTATAGGTTCATTGTATGGCTGGCGAACCAAGCAAGGGGATTTACGGCGTTTTAACCGTGCTTTAGTTTCTATGAGCCGTAAGAACTCTAAAACATATCTTGCTAGCGGTATTGCTGCAAATTCTTTGATTATGGAAAAAGAACCCGCAGAAGGGCGGCAATGTTTGTTTGTGGCCAACAGCACCAAACAAGCAAGAATTGGCTATGATATGCTGGCTAACTCTTTACAATCGGTTTCTAACAAAAGTAAGTTCATGCGGCAGCAATTAAAAATCATGCAATCGAAAATCGTACATAAACCAAGTAATAGTTTTGCTATGGCTTTAGCAAGTGAAACAAATACGTTAGATGGTTATGCACCTACGCTTGGAGTGATTGACGAAGCCCACGAAGCAAAAACACGCAAAGTAGAAAATGTGTTGAAGTCAGGCATGATGAACCAGAAAAATGGTTTGCTTGCCACGATAACAACAGCGGGGTTGGATTTAAATGTTCCTTTGTATACTGATTACTTATTAGCGGATCGTATATTAAAAGGCTTAGAAGAAGCCGAACGTTATTTCATTGCTATTTGGGAATTGGACGACGAAAAAGAAATCCATGACCAATCAAAGTGGATTAAAGCAAACCCAATTTTTGAAAGTGAAGAGTTTAAGCAAACAATGTTGCCTGCGATTGAAGACGATGTGCAGTTAGCATTAAAGCAAGATAATATCAACGCTATATTGGTCAAAAACTTCAATATGTGGCGTCAAGCTAGCGAAGATAGTTATTTACCTGCGAAAGACTGGGACGCCGTAGAAGTCCAATCAGAGTCGTTTAAAGGCAATCCTATATATATTGGTATTGATTTATCGAAAACCGATGACTTAACTTCTGTTTCTTGGATTATACCCACAAATGGCAAGCTTTACTGTGATTCTCATTCTTTTGTCGCCACAAAATACGGCTTAAAAAGCAAAGAAAAGAAAGACGGTTTGCCCTATCGTAAGTTAGAACAAGCAGGTGAATGTTCTATTACACAGCTAGAAAGTGGCATTGTGGACTATGAGCAAGTATTTGACTTTATTCAAAGATTAATTGAAGAAAATGAATTGGAATTACAAGGGATTTGTTATGACCCATTTAACGCCAATAGTATTATTTCTATGGCAGAGAAAGAAAATTATCCTATGATTGAAGTTCGACAGGGTACACGGACGCTTAACGTGCCTACACGGACTTTCAGAGAACAAGTTTTTGCGGGCAATATCATACACCCAAAGAATACCATCTTAACGCATGCTGTAAATAATGCTTTAACTAAGGAAGACAACAACGGTATTCAAATCAACAAAGCTAAGAACAGTAATAAAATTGACCCAATTGCAGCACTAATGAATGCTTACGTGTTTGCTATGAATCATTATGAAAATCAAGAAAGGAGTGTGGCGGACAATGAATTTTACAAATCTGAAGCATTTTCTTTCTAATAATGTACAGGCGGTGTTACTAATCGCTGGCTTTTTTTGCATAACCGTGGCTATTACATTTCTAACAAGTATCTTTTATGGTTTGTTAGCGCTGGGAATTATCCTAATAGTTATAGCATTCATCATTAATTATGAGAAAGGGGGTTAGATAATTGGGATTCTTTACAAAGAAACAAAGCACGACTGGCGACCCATTTCTTGACGCAGTGGTTTCCATGCAATCAGATGATGGCGGTTATACTAGCGTAGGGGCAATTCGTAACAGCGACATTTTTACAGCTGTTTCAATCATTGCCAGTGATGTGGCTTCTAGTCCGCTTCAAATTATAAAGAATGGATTGCCTCAAAAGGATAACCAATTGACTGAGCTAATCAATAGCCAACCTAATGAAGTGATGGACGGTTGGCATTTAAAGTTTGCATTAGCTGTCAACATGTTGTTAAACGGCAATAGCTTTGCGGAGATTCAACGAAAAGGTAACAAGATACAAGCAATCGAATTATTGCCAAACTCTTCAGTAACGGTTACACAGACTGATAACGGGGAATTACGTTATAACGTTGGTGAGAAAAAGCGACGTGTAAAGCCTGAAGATATATTACACTTTAAATTCTTTACACAAGATGGTTTGACAGGATTAAGCCCGCTCTATGCCTTGCGTGATGAAATGAAAATTCANTCTTCACTGTCATCTTCAAGATCTTCAGCTTTAACTACGAATTCTAAAACTGCCATCGGTGCGCCATCGCCGCGACGAGGTTCAGCTTTTAACACTCGAGTATAA